GCACCAGGCTCAGAAGTAGGCCCTTGGATATACGGAGAAACTGTCATTTTAGACCCATCCGCAGCAGAAAACAAGGTAGAAAACGATGCTTTCTTAGTCGGGTCAGTGACAGAGTTCTTCGTTCCAGCTGTCTTATAGATACGCTGAAATGCAACTTTTTGAACTTGCCCCATACTCTCCTTGCATTCAGCAATCTCAAGGTCGGCGATATGAGCACCGGCAGGGCATCCACAATTTAATCCCATAATTTATTTATGTTTTAATGTTAATACTACCGAGCAGTTACCCCTTAACTTGCATCGAATTACCTGTATTTGCTTCGAATTGACTTCTCCACAGTGTAAAGATACTAAATTTATTTATAAGTCATATAGTATTTAACATTTTTTATAGAGGTATTTTTTATCTCATATTCTCGCATTATATTCATTCAAAGCTTATGTTTTAATCATCTTTATATAGCCAAAAGCCCAGAAATTACGAGAATAATGCGAGAATATGAATTTACCATTAATTTCTCAATGAGATCTTCTTTCTCCCGGCTTTCCTGTTACGCATCTCTACCACACCGGTCAGCGCATCTGGCGCGTCATCGTGGGTGGCTCTTCTCTTATTATCTTTACGGTAAGTGGTGATAGCGTTGTAAAACTCACGCCATTTTTTGTCCCAGTTTGCAGGAAATGCAACATCTGAGTTAACAAGGGCTGAATTTGAAAAAATGCGAGCAGCTTTATTTTTTGTCTGTGTAAACGTATTTATCGCCGTTTTGAAATTATGCAAAGTGGCCCTTGTAATGCGTTTTACGTTTCTAGCAAACTGCCTACCACCATTGTTAGACTCTATAAGACATTCAGATATGCTGTTTTCTGTAAGCATTTTGGCTAATAATACTTCAGTCTTCTCCATAGGTAGCTGTGTGTATAACACATCAATTACATATAGCATCTCTGGCGTATTTATGAAGCATATCGCGCACAGATAGTCAGACCCAGTGTCGGCTGTATCAACGTAACACCATCTTTGGTTAGCTTTAGAGCCTGATGGCAATTCTATATTTTGATATGTTCTAAACTCATGATACATAAGGCCCTCAGTAGGAATTGGATTTTGCATATATTGAGTCTCAAATACTACTGGGTTAATCTCTCGTAGTTTATATAGCTCATCAATATTGTGTTTCATCGGCCAAAGAGCATATTCTTCTCCTGTCTCAGGGTTTGTTTGTATAACAGGGAGTGATAAAACAGTCCATGCATCAGGCTCGATTTCTTGCAAATAACCACAGAGGTCATGCTCATGTAGTCTTTGCATTATAATAATGATAGGTGTC